CGTTCCAGGAAGGTGCTGAGAAGTATGCCAATCCCATTCGCCCATTTCAGACGCGTCACACTGATGCTGTCTTGGATCATTTCAAACGTGTGATTCTTCGGGCCAAAGGATTTATCAATCCACCGCATATTACTCGCATTCTTACTGATGAGGAAGCTTTGAATGGCATAACACTCTTGCCATTTATTGATCCTATTGATGCGTCTACTTCACCCGGCCTACCATATTGTCGCCGTCACACACGTGGCAAACGGGCATTATTGTCAGCCGAGGCTCCTTGGTCTCTTACAGACCAGGAGCTTATAAACAATTACACTCGACGAGAGGAAATGGCCAAGAAAGGAGTGCGTGTTCCTTCATTGTGGTTTGATTGCTTAAAAGATGAGCGACGAGGTTTATCGAAGATCTATGATAAGCCGAAGACTCGTGCATTCAATATAGCACCTTTCGACTACACTTTGTTGGGCCGCAAGTACTTCTTGTCCTTTGTTGCCTTTATGTACTCTATTCGAGCGCACTTTCCTGCTAAGATCGGGATGAATCCATATGGTCCCGAATGGGATCAAATGATATCTTATCTCATGGCTGTTTCTGACACTGGAATTGGCTTTGATGTGGTCTGTTTCGATGGAACACATTTTGCTGGTTTTGAGCCCTTTCTTGCTCTCGCCAATTGGTTTTATGCTAATTTTAGCGATCAGGCCGAAACTGAAGAAGATAGAGTGCGCAAAGTTATAATTGATGAGATGATACACACTTTTCATCTTAGTGTTTTTCTCGTCTATTACAAACATATTGGTACATCGTCTGGAGTTTTTGTGACTGCTATTCTCAATTCGTTTGGAATGGCCACTAATATGCGTGTTGCTTGGTTGGCGCTAGCCGAAAGGCATGCACCTGAAATGGCGACCATGGAAGCTTTTGAACGCTGTGTTATTGATGCCATTTATGGCGATGATATAATTGCAGCAGTCCATGATAGTGCAAAGAAGTGGTATAATTCTTATACGATCTCCCGGTATCTTGAAGAGTATGGAATCCGGATGACTAATGCTGATAAAACACCAATTACGTGTCCCCTTGAGACACCTATTTTGGAGCTTACCTTTCTCAAGAACGCAAGTCGTATCATGGATGGTTATTATGTCGCTACTCTTGATGAGAAAGTGATATATGAAATGACCTACTGGATACGCAAGTCTAACGAATGCACACCCGAAGAGTGTGTGCAGCAAACACTTAATTCTGCCTTTCGATATCTGTTTTACTATGGACGTACTAAGTATGAAGAATTCCGCGATATAGTTTACAACCGCGCACGTGAGTGCGGCCGAACTATTTATGTGCCACCTTACCGGCACTTACGAGCGGAATATGTCAAAACTTATTGTCTCTTCGATAGTGAAACAAGCAAAGTTCCGATATTCCCTAAAGACCGAAAACCTGATGGGCCGGAACCAAAAACAATCATGGACAACACCTTAATTTCTACTATTTATTCTTTTAATTTACTTGAACTCGAAGAGCAATCGACTTTTTCCGAACGGCTAAAGCAGGGAGATCCCACTCCGGGACAATCCCTTGCCAGTTATTTGGGAGATCATGGCGAAAGTGGTGATGCAATGGAGGCTACTGAAGCCTACCAAACAACTAGCACTGGAGTTACTTTGCATGAGATGTCAAAACCTCAGGCAATTGCTTTCGACTACGGTCGAAACTATTCTGGTGCTCCTCGCGCTAAGTCAACCATGAATGAGCCGAATTGGTCTCTTGAGAAGCAGATCGGACGATGGTCTTATGTTACCGGCGG